ATAGCACTTCTATTTAATTCAAGACCTTCATTTCTAAGCTTCAATGCAGAATCTCTAACAAATAGCCCGATGGCAAATGCCATTACAAGATCATCATTATAGCCACGTTGAGCTTCAGGTCTTGAACCGTTCCAAATAAAAACGAATAACTCTTCTAACAATCTAGAAGACCTTACTGTACAAGCTTTCTCTCTAAAATAAATATCAAGTTTTGATATTAGGAGTGGTCTTGTTCTAGATGTTGTTGAAAACCCAGGAGTCATTTGAGATCGGTCTTTTAAATCATACCCTTTAGATAATTGAGTTGCTGCATCAACTACTCCCTCATGTTTATAGGTGTAGTATAAGTTTTTATATCCTCTGTCGATTGATGGCTGCAGTGCTGCCCATCCGACATTATCATTTTCCACAATTAATAAAGCTTCATTATATTCGGTGGCCACATTAACTAGCATGTTTCCAAATTCTTTTGTACCGATCTGGGCTTTATACTCTGCCACTTGGGTTACCGAATCTACATCCATTATATGGAAAGTTGAAAAATCACTTCCATCGCCTCGGGCTACGTCTGCTACTACAATATAACTTCTGGTGTAATCAGGCCTTTCCCATATTTGGAATTCTCCTGCTACTCCTCTTGTTTCAATAGGTGGCAAAGCCATATTTGCTTTATACCACTCTAGTAGCTCTCCAGAAATCACAGAGTTACCAGAAGTAATAAAGTCACAGTCACATTCTTGGGCAGCATGTTTAGCCCCAAGAAGTTCGTCTTGCTCATCTCTCCATGGCTGATGTCTTTCTGGATGTACCGACCAGTGCAGTCTTATCGTATTAAATTTATTATTTGGTTCTTCTGCTTTTACCCATGTCTTATGGAAAAAATTACCAGTACCATTTGGAGTTGACAAAATAATTGCCTTACCCCCTGTTGCTAGGGTTTGTTGAGAGGATGCCCAAATTTCATCGATTTTATCAATAAAGGCTGCTTCATCCATAACCAATAAAGACAAGGCTTCAGATCTACCAGCATCTCCAGCAGCAGACACAGCTTTAATTTGTGACCCATTTTCAAATCTTAAAGATAGTTTGTTATCTTCCGATGCTGCATTTTTTAACCATGAAGGAAGATAGTGGTGCATAACCCTAACTTTAGTAACCAGGTTTTTAGCAACTTCTTGCTTTGTAGCAATAACTAATGTGTTAAAATCCTCATTAAATGTCATAGCCCAAAGAGCATAACCAGCGGTTAAAGTTGATATTCCCAACTGTCTAGATTTTAGAATAATATTATAGTCGTGGTTTTTGAATTCTGTTAAAGATTTTTCTTGGAATGGAAAAAGGTTAAATAAAATTTTACCTTTAGTTGGATGTTGGATATAACAATACTTTCTCATAAAGTGTATTGGATCCTTTGCACACAACTGGTACTCGTCCGCAATGATTTGTTTTATTGTTTTCTTTGCCATAACCTATATATAAATATATACTTACTCTGGTAAAGTGTACCCTATTACATGTATAATACCTATTGTTCCCAGTACACCTATTACAACTCCAAATGGTCTTTTATCGTACCACTTGTCTACTTGGTTAAGTCGATCGTCATATAGTTCGATTTGACTTTCTAATAAAGTAATTTGCTCTTGTTTGTATGCAAGAACCAAGCTATCTTGCTTGATAATAGTTTCAAAAAGCTTTACCTCGTTTTCAAGGCTTAAAATTATTAGGTTGTTTATAGAATCTTGTTCAACCAACGTATCTATAGCCTCAATTATACCATCAAGCTCGACTTGAGGTACTGGTATTGTGTCTTGAGCAGATCCGGCAAATGACAACATGGTTATAAATAGGACTAATATTAATCTCATTTCTTTTTAGCCTTGTATTTAGCTTTAAAATTTTTGGCTGTAGATTTAGCTTTTGCTGTAGGTTTCTTTTTTGCTTTTGCTTGAGTTGTTTTAACTTTTGCTTTTGTTAGCTTTGCTTTAGTAACCTTTTTTTCTGCTACAACCTTAGCGGTTTTTTCTTTTGTAACCTTGACAGCTTTTTTAGAGTCTTTTACATCTTCTTTAAACTTTTTCTTAGCTGCAGATTTTTTGCTGCTTGCAAATAACATAGTAAAAACAGCAGCAATTGAAGCTCCTACAATTAACACAAATGTAAATATTTTTTTCATAACATTTTCCTTATTTGGATTTCAAATCCTTTTTTATTTTATTAACTTGGGTGTCGAATTCTTTTTTTAAAACCTTTTTAGATTTTCCACCTGACCAATCTTCAATGTCCCCTGCTTCGGTGATATAAGACTTGCTATCTATTGTAGTTAGCCAATCATAATATTCTTCAGTCTTATCCTTTAGCCAGGCTTCACTATTAGACTTTGATAGTTCTTTTGTAAACTCTTCATATTTACCAGACTTTCTAAGTTCACTTTCAAACTTAGCAACACAATTTAAGCACATACCAAATTTTTTATACATAGCTTTATAAGCATGGTGTTGCATCCTAGGATCTCCACATTTGGGACATTCTGAAGGAATTCTTATAGCTTTACGAGCTGTATCTAGCTTAGATACTGTTTGTCGAATTCCATTTCTCATTGTCCAGGTTTTATCTTTGTGTTCCCAAGTATCGCCTTCAGATCTGACGGTTCTTTGTTTACCATAACCAGTTGAAATTTTTGTTTTATTTGAGGTGTTCCCGGAAACCAGGTTCCTCATTCTTTGTATTGCTTTTTTATCCATTATAACTTTTTACTTTTTTTAATCCACTTAAGGGCTTCTTTATTTTTTACAGGTTTGTTTAAAAATGACATGACTGCTGATTTAGTTCCCGGAGGAAGTTTTTCTATCATATTGCCATCAGCTTCTACTTTCACAAAATTAGAACCGAAGCCGCTTTTAAAAGTGTTGAAATTGTCATGAACTTTTTGCCAGACTCTTTCTACTACCTTATCAAGTAATTTACGTTCAGGTCTATTTGCATTTCGTTGCAAAGCAGTTTCTAGAGTTGTATTGACATAAACCATATAAGTGTCATAACCCAAAGCCTCAATACTTTTCTTTTTTCCAAAAAGGGCATTCGAAGATGCACCAGTCCCATCTATTATAATGCCAAGTTTACCATCCAAATAATTTTCTAATTGCTTTTTAGCAATCTTAACCGACTTGCCCATAAGCTTACCATCAAGGCTTCGTTCAGCATCTGTCATAGCATCAGAATCTGCAGGAATCTTGTGCTTCTTTTTTAAGTACTCAAGGGCTTGATCTAGATTAACAACTTTAAGTCCTGTAGATGTTAGACTTTTTATTTGTTTAGAAGATGGGTCGTTGAACAACTTGTTGATTACAGTAGATTTGCCAGAGCCAGGACCGCCAGCTAGAAATATAGCTTTGAATATGTACTTATCATTAATCCCTTCTGTAAGAGGCTCTTCGATTTTTTCGCCGTCTGGAGATTTACTAGGAATTTCGTCTTTAAAACTTAGAAATTTAATTCCAAGTTTACTTGCTATTTGCTGGATGTGTTTTTTCCATAAAGCGTATGCTTGGGATGACTTATAGTCTTTGGGATTTGAGGGAGTGCCTTCGCCGGGAAGTCCTGCTGGAAAGAATGAAGGTGAAGTCGATGAGTATGGATCTTGAAAGCTTTGGAAATCCCCATCATTCATTATATAGTCTACAACTTTCATTCCTAAACGATCTGCCATTTTGGTAGATGCATCTTTAAAGTGGGCTAAGCTATTATACCATCCGGTAGGTCCGTCGTCAACGTCGGCACCAGTTAGGTTTGTGGAATTACTTTCAATTATGAACCGATCTAGCTCTTCTTGAGATATTGTTTCAAGTATTGTAGTAAAGGCTATTTCTTCGCCTAGGGTTAATGGTTCGGTAGGAATTGTGATTTTTGATTCCCCTAGGGATTTTAGCTTAAGCTGGTCTTGTATCCATTTTTTACCGATGCTATTTTTCAAAGGCTTATTCACAAATCTGGAAACCGCTTTGATTTTATCTGCATGCATCTTACTGAGGTCGTTTGAAGACTCTGTGTTGTCCACAATAACAAACTGGCTAAATAAAGATTGGAACTTTCCCATATTATTCTGAACGTCACCCCAGTTTTTTTCAAGTAGATCTGCTGGCAATACCCTGTCTCTTTTAAGGTTTCTTTCTTGGGCAACCTTTAGGGATGTGTTTACAAAAACCATAGAGCAATCATAA